GAACCCATGAACACACCACTAATTGCTCCAGTGATAGCACCCGCTCCACCTTTAACTTCTATTGAGCCATCAGCTTTTAACTTGACTGGATCACCTGTAAAGATAGCGCTTGCCCCACTAGAGATCTTATATTTAGTAGTGCCTATTGTTCCACCAGGCGCTGAGCCTTGTTTTGCAATTGGACGTAAACCGAATGGCGCATCAATATTTGCCATATTAGTCTCCTTCTAAATATCTGGAGACAGTAATCTAACCATTAGACTTCTTGCCCCCAAAAGTTACTCTACTTTGCCTTTCCTGATGGATTGGCATGCTTGGGTGCTCTTCCTTATGTAAATCGTTCTCTACGGATTGAGTTTGTTCTATAGTTTTTCCAGCAAAATAGGCATCCCTATCTTCCTTCACCTCTATAGGACATCGCATCAGTATTAAACCTCCAACTCCGATTACACCTTTCCACTTACCATCTGAAATAGTTGGTAAATCTATTCTATCGGGGTATTCACTTGCCATAACTGGTTCATAACCGCTTCGTAATCTTCCCATGACGTTTTTATCGTCTTGTTGGCCACGATACTCGGCTCTGATCCATCTATGATGAAAACCCTCTGGTGGTTCTGGTGCGTCTAAGTTAGACGGAGGTACCCATCCTCTAGGTCGAGCTTGTTTATCTCGGGTTTCGAGCTTGCGTGAGGTAGTCTTAATTTTTTCTGTACTCATTTACGCCTCCTTCACGTGTCTTGCGTACTCTTCAAGTGGCACACCAAGTTTTTTTGCAATAGCTACCTGTGAGGGTGTGAGTTTCACAGTGCGGCGTCCAGTGGACGATGTTCTAATAGCTGAGGCAACTTTTTGCCTCGGTTTATTCTCCTCAAATTTATGAGGAAACTCCGAACGTATACGTTGGTTGATCTCATTATAATAGTCATCAGCCTCTACGTCAAATCCTTCTTGCACCAAATCTTTATGTATTTCCATGGCTGTGTAAGTCATAGCACGATCTGTGTTAAACCAAGAGTTTGCTTCAGCCCATTTTCTTGCTTTATCACTAGGTGGCTTTGGTTCAGGTTGTTGATCAAAATTAGGTTGAACCTCCTGCTCTTTAGGTTGATTCTCCATTTGCATTTTTTGCACAGCAAGGTTTTGCCTTTCAACTGCCATTTTTGATATGGCTTGTTGTGCTTCAACTTGCTTATCAGGGTCATTTTCCTGTATAGCTGCTTGTAATGCTCTTTTTGCAAATTCTTCTTGAGCATCTAATTTCTTTCCTGTTTCTTCTATATATTGACTATCCCTTTGAACAATTTGTGCTTGCAAAGATTTTTGATTTTCCTGAACCTTTTTTGCATATTCAATTGCTGCTTGTTCACGTCTTTCTGCTTCTCGCATTTTACGTGTTAATTTATCGATACGTCTTTTTACAGAATCAGAATAATTTTCTAATTCTTCTTTTTTTGTTTCTATTGGCTGTTCTTGTTGTATTTCTACTTCTGAACTCTCATTTACCTTTTTATCATCTTCTTTTACTTCGACTTCGACTGGATCACCCGAGGTATCTATCGGAACCATCTTGTCTTGCTCTGATTGCACTGTTGGTTGCATGGTCTCCTCCACGTTACATTATGTTTGCTGGCAAAATATCTCGAGGATCATCAACAACAGCCAGTATTTCATCGTCATTAATTATCCTTAGCTCACCACCGTCAATACGAATACGAGATCCTGCATATCTAGTGATGAGAACCCAATCACCCTCTTTACACCAAGGGCCACTAGGAAACTTTTCTTTGTCTTTATAACACTCAGGTCCCATCTTAAGAACCTTACAAATATTTGTTGTTACTTGTGATTCTGTAACTGTATCGTCAGTTAGCAATACGCCACCTTTTGTTTTACCTTGAAGTTTTAGTGGAAATAATACCATTCTCCAACCTGATGGTTGTGGTATCTTTTCGACTTCATTTTTCTTTTTCTCCGCTTGAGCACCATCCCATACATGTTTTGGTACTATAAGTTTTGGTTTAGTCATCATCTAGCTCCGTTTTCTTAAGCAGGTCCGTGAGTTCCTGTTCCTCTTGTTTTAATGCTGCAAGTTTACCTGTGAGGTATTTATAATCCTCCCATGTTTTGCAAAGTCCACTTAATATAGACTCTTCTACTTGCTTTTGTCTAGCAATTAAATCTTTTTTATATGCTGTAAAGAAGTTTTCTAGCCGCATGATTTCATAAGGTCAGCTAATTTTTTACATCGATTTGGTGTTTGTTTATTCCATCTGGAGTCAAGCATTTCATAACTTGCTCCTATAAAATTAGCTTCCTGCAGGGCTTTCCACATATTCTTAAACTTAGACACCCCTGATTGTCCAAGTTGAAAGCACATCTCCGATAAGACGTGTTGAGCTGTTTCAGGTAAATCTTCTATACCGTTTTGCGTCATTAGTTGTTTAGCTTGAGCTATCGCTCTGCTTAAATCTTTATCAAATACTGCTTGTAATTCTTCTTCTGTGTATTCTTTATCAGCAACAAAATTATCTGCTGGGACAACTTTATGACCCCACCCGATGGTATCGAATCCTTCGGTATCTTGATAAATTTTGTTTCTAAAACCTTCACTTATTTTTACTGATTTAGATAATTCTTCGTAACTCATGCTATTTTATACCTTTTTTTTATCACACCCTGCAAAGTCTTTGCTTGTCCAGCATGAGCCTTTGATGCTTTTTTTAAACTTTTAATTACTTTTTTTACTTTTTTCTTTTGAGCCTTTTTCATTTCTTTTTAAACAATCCAATAGCACTAGATCCTGCCTTGATGCCAAAGCTTGCTGAAATCGCAATATATAACAAATTATGGTAATACGATGGTAGGTCCTGTAAAGCAAGAAAACCTTTGTGAACATGATCTTGTAAAGGCGTGAAGACTAAAACGGCTGGAAGTAGTAGTACAATTAATGCTACCTCATCTTTCCAGCTCCCTTTCATTTGGTCGACGGCACTTTGCTCCCATGCAACTTTACCAGCGATCTGGTCCTCTTTAAGTTTTTGCGTTGCTTTGATTGTTGTAAGTTTTAATTCTTGTTTTGCTTTTTTGGTTTCTACAAAACCCTTGACGCCATCAGCGACGACGCCAAGTAAAGGTTTAGCAAGTAATTGCCACATAAATTCTAAATTGCTCCTATAACTATGATTACGATAATTGCTACAATTGCAGCCTTAATCCAATCCTTCATACTCCAGTCGGACCACTCTTTTAAGTGTGCCCATAGATCTTGCACTAGTTTCATACAATCCTCCTTTGTTGGTAGGGTTTTATTACTTTACACCTTTAAAAGCAACTTTTTTAATCTGCATGTTGCTAGTCTGCCCTTTTGGACCTGCGCCTTTGTTTTGTTTTACAACAAAAGGTGAGTATACAATAGCAGCATCAGATGAAACTTTTATGGTAGGAAAAGGGTTAGATTGTTTAACCACTTCTACTTTTGTTTTTTTAAAGTTCATTTCTTTTTACCCTTCTTTTTTGTTTTTTTCTTAATCACACCACGTGCCATAAGAATATCTTTCATTGTCACTTTTCCATCTCCGCTAAGATCAGGAAACTTTTTCTTTTTCTTCGGTGATCCACCTTTTTTTAAACCTTGTGCTTTTAATCTTGCTGTTGCTTCTTGCAGTCCGCCTTTAGCATTGTTTGATATAGGAGTGCCTTTTGCGATAGCAGTTTTCAATTTTACAAACTGTTGAGCTGCTTTTTTTTGAGGATTAACTGTACTGATAGTGCCAGATTGAATATCTTTATTAGTTAATTTAAAACTATAATCATCTGCAAGTTGTGCTAATCTCTTAATTCCACCCATTACTTCTTCGCTGCTCCATATCCACGTTTAGCTAGTCTACCAGCTCTTTTGGTTTTCTTTGCTTTTTTCTTTTTGCCTTTCATTAGGCCACCTCTTTTTGCAGGTTGAACTGTTCTCGGTATTCTTCCTTTACCTGGCTGTGGTAAAAGCTGTTTAAGCTCTTCCATTGCCTCTTGCATTTTACCCTGTGGGCTTAAATCTTTACCAGCTGGATTACCTTTTCCAGCCATCATTTTAGCTTGCATTTCTTTTGCTGTTAATCTTTTACCTTTTCCTCCAGTAGCTATTTTTTTTGCAGCCACAGATCTACCGTCAGGCATCATAACTCCGCTCATTTGCAACATATCTAAATTTATTCTAGGTTTTCTTGGTCCTTTGGATGGTTTAGGTGGTCTATCAGTAGTCATATCAGTGTATCGTCGGTTTTATTAGTTCAAGCATATCATAACCATTATGATTTAACAAATCTTTTGCTTCTGAAGGCTTAAGATGATCA